TCATCTGCAAATTCTGTGCTTTGCGCTCTCGTTCCTTTTCCTCAATCATATCATCAAGGCGTGAGACAAAGGAGTTGAATCGCATATCGTCCCCGAACATCATACACTTTGTCTGAGCTATACATCCCATATTGTCCTTGCTAAGGTATATGTAGATGTTGTTCCAGCGTCTCTTGAGTTCTGGAAGCTCGTCAATGTTGAGATGGATTGGATTACGACCACGCATAAGTTTTGTCGCCTTTTCCAAGACGTACAAGTCATTGAGTGTTAATCTCATAATTTGAACATTTAAAATTAGGCACTGCAAAGGTAGCAGGATTTTCGGAATGCACCATCTTATAAGGACATTTGAAATTAGACACTTTGAACTTTCTGTGCGGTGCGTTCCTTAACAAAAAAAGGTATGGCAGTAAAGAAGAAACATGATGTATTTCTCGGCTTGTGCAAGGACTGCGCCCACGCCTACGACCCACACTCACTAAGTCTCAAAGGCGAGCCAACCCTTGCACGATGCCCATTTGAACAGTACTCCGTGCTGTGGCAGAGGGGATGTATTAACGGACAATTCAAGACGAAAAAGTATGGCTTAAAGAAATCTGAAAAATAATACAGGTAATATTAGTGTTGTATCTAGGAAATATCTATATTTGCAACATAATTAATGACTTATGAATATATACACTTCATATTTTGCCAAGGCGACGGAATTGCTGAACAATGGCATTGTTCCGATTAGCATAGCCGTGGGCCCGCCGAAATGGTGGCGACATCTCGAATACAAGTCGCTCGCGCCCACATGGTACATGGTAAAAACAAACATCGGGCGTGAGAAGTATATTGAAGAATACTCGAAGATATTGTCCGCGCTCGACCCCTGCAACGTCTTGATTGAATTGGATAGACTTGCGGAAGGGAATGACTTCGCATTGCTGTGTTGGGAGAAACCTACCGACTTCTGTCATCGGCATTTGTGTGCCGAATGGCTGATGGACGGCACTGGCTGTGAGATAAAGGAATATGTCCCGATAAAGAAAGCTGTCGCAAAGAAAGAAACGCAACCATCTTTGTTTACCCCAAACCCTGCTGAATGGAGAAAAAATATGTAGACATATACCTAGAAACAATCGACGAGCTGAAGAAATTGTTCCGAGAGCGGCTGTCGAGGAACACGACCCTATCACAAAGGGAGCGCGATGCGAGGACGCGCGAGCTATGGCGTAACTTGGCTGTGCCGCATAAGGACACGCCACGTATGAAAGGATATAAGATGATACACTTCGGTGGGCGTAAAGATGGGCAACCTATAAAGACAGACGGAATATGGGGATAACGGAACGCACATTTGGACTGGAAATAGAATACGCCAACGTTGAAAAGAACAAGGTGCTGATGCCCGAAGGTTTTCTTTGGGATAAAGACGAGATTGTTCATAACACCGACGGCTCGCAAGGTACTCATGCTTATAAGTACGGCGGCGAGCTAAACACCACTCCAATGCTACTACGGCACAAATATCTGGATAGGTTGAAAGACTTTGCGGATAGATGTGTCAAAAATGGCGCGTATGGTCGGCGTGACCTCGCCCTACAAGTGCATATATGGGTGGGCGATTTGCCAGTAGAGAAGATAAAGGATATTTTCTATCTGACTTACTATACAAGTGGCATATTGAAAGACATCTGCCATGAACCTCCATATTGTGACGAGCAAAGGTATCGCCCAAGCCCAACGCTCCAATTCTACGAAAGAATAAAGGCGTGTGACAATACTAAAGAGGGATTACAAAGAGTACTTGAAAACTCATCCAACAAAGGCTTCGTGCGTTTCTTTGTGAACATCTCTTCATACTTGGTTAGAGGCACAATAGAGTTCCGTCTATTCAATTCCACAACCGACTATCAGCAGATAGTTAACTCGGTGCTATTCTCGTATCGCTTCATTGACTATGCCATAAAGCACACCGAAGAAGATTTCAAGAAGATAACATCCAAGGAAATCTTCATGCGTGAGCTAAAGGTTGCAGACAACCTGCCACCCCTACCACACCCGCTGATATACTTCAACAACTCGAAAAGACAAGACAGGGGCGAGCTGACACATCGTGCGCTTGACATAACAAGCCCGTTTGCAAGGGAAATCGCAAAGGTAGTAGATAAGACTTTCATAAGCGTCAACCCTAGGCTGTACTCATTGGAAATGAAGTTAGCCAGCGACAAGAAAATCATCATCTATAACAATGACGAGCTGAACCACATCGTCTATCAGATGGCAAAGGGTGAGATTGTCATACACTACAAAGACAAGGCGCAGTTCTTGGAAGATGTGAACGGCGACGACCCTGCAACACAGATTGCTTGTCTGTTGACACTACATAAGTTATGCAAGTTCATAAAGCAAGGCGAATACTTCGAGAAAACGTTGCAGTCGTATGTAGATGCGCTGCCCGACACAATATCGAAAGCGAAGCTAGTATCACAAAAGATGGTTGATTTTCTTCGTGGCGTAGATTATCATCTAGGCACACTGAATGATGCCATTGCTTGCGGTGGAGATATATTCTTCCAGTTTGATGATTTTGCCAAGTACAGAACGACCGTAAGCAAGCTACGCAAATACTCCGACTATGCAGGTTCGTTCAAACGTCAACGCACCGAATACAAGGATATTCCCTATAACTTGCCCGAGGGCACGACGCTGACAATGGCAAGCACGTGTCAATACTTGGAAATACCAAAGATAGCGAAGAGTGGCGACGTGGTGCTGTACTCCACCAAAAAGACCGAAGAAAATGCGGTTACCATTAAGCACGAACACATCGAGAGTGCGACGTTCATAACGCCGCCCGATGATTTGGACGTGTGCGACATAAAGAAACTGAAGATAGTGCGCGTTAAGCCGACTATCCTCCACATCGCGCAAGACCTATACATCAAAAAAGTAGAAAAGACGTCGGGTAGTCGCTTCGCGTTCCTCGTGTTCTATGACAAATATCTACTAGGCGGCTTTGGTTTTGACCTGCCAAGGCACAGGGGATATGACGAGTATGACCTTTGGCTGTTGTCGGACTTCTGCACGAATAACAACATATACAGATTGAGCAAGTTCATTCTGTATCTGATTAAAACGGACTACGTGAAACGTTCTCTGTCGCGTGCAAGGAGAAAAGACCAAAGCACGGTGTTTACAAAAGTTTACACCCACCAACCTGTGTCAATGAAATACAGGGGTGTGTTCGATAAGGTTGGCAGAGAATCAAACAACCTGCTGTATGAAACGGTGCTTGGCACGATGGGCAGCGTACAGAACGCATTCGACAAATATCAAGGACTGAAGAAAAATAGGAAACAATGAACAAATGGAAGATAGAAGAGGTTGACATCAATCTGCTAGTCGAAGCGGAGAAAAATGCCAACCAAATGTCGAAGAAAGACTTTGAACAGCTTGTCAAGAATATTGACGTGAGCGGCGGTCTGAGTAGTGCGATTGGGTGCTACAAACGGTCTGCTGATGGCAAATTTGTTATCTTCAGTGGCCATCACAGATACAGAGCTGCCGTGAAGTTGAGATACAAGACCGTTCCAGTCATATATGCCGATGAGAGCGACTTGTCGAAAGATGAGATAATCGCCCTACAGCTATCACACAACTCCCTGCACGGCGAAGATAACAAGGGTATCTTAAAGCGTTTGTTTGAAGAGATACAAAGCGTGGACTTCAAGAGCTTTGCTCACATAGACATCAACCAACTACAGTCTTTGGATGTGAGCGGCATCTCCTTTGTCCCCGAAAGCGAGCATTACGCGATGTATGTGGTGCTGTATAGAAAAGACTTGGAAAATCTTGCCGACCTGCTCGAAATGACTACGGAGTCCATAAAGACGAGCGATGTTGTGCTAATGGCAGACGGAGATGAGAACGAAGAATTTATGTTGAAACTAACGAAAGAAATACGCCATAAGTACCAGCTAAGGAGCGCACACATGGGCTTCTGCAAACTGCTTGAGCTGGCAAAGCTCGGCATGGAATATGACTTGGCAAACAAAGAAAAAGAAGAACTATGAAGATTGGAATTATCAAAGAGACAAAAACGCCCACGGACAGTCGTGCGGCAATCTCTCCGCAGAGCGTAGCGAAGATACTTGACAAGTGCAGCGAAGATACTTCTATTGCGCTAGAGAAGTCAGCAAAGAGATGCTTTGATGCATCGGAGTACAAACATCTAGGCGTTGAAGTCGACAAGGAAGATATGTCGGACTGCGACGTGCTGTTTGGTGTCAAGGAAGTCAACATAGACAGCCTTATCCCGAACAAGCATTACTTCTTCTTTGGTCACATTGCTAAATGCCAAGAGTACAATAGACCACTCTTGAAAGCAATGATGGAGAAGAAAATCACGTTCACGGACTACGAGTATTTGACCGATGATGCAGGCAAGAGGGTATGTGCCTTTGGCTGGTATGCAGGTATAGTCGGCGCGTACAATACTCTACGGTTGATAGGGCTAAGGCATAGCTTCAAAGATATTGGCCCGATGCGCGATTTCTACCATGTGGACAGGTTGGTGTCATACACTCCCGCGCTGAAAGCTCTACGGAACAACATCCTCATAACAGGCAACGGTCGCGCTTCAGTAGGTGCGCAAACAGTGCTGAAATTCCTCGGCTACAAAGAAGTGCCATTGAACAGTGATGAGCTTGCAAATGGTTTCTGCTACTCAGTCGCCACCTTGGCGCATCTTGTCGAACGCATCGATGGCGAGCCATACGACAGAAATGATTTCCGCGCTCATCCCGAATTGTATAAAAGCAAGTTCGACCTATACACAGAGAAATATGACGCGCTCATCGCAGCACATAAGTGGGAGAAAGGTCAGCCTGTCTATCTCTCAGAGAAGACATTGCGTGACGAAACGAACAACGTCAAGGTAGTAGGAGATATAACGTGCGACATTAAGGGAAGCATCTGCACGACGATACGCCCATCAACGCACAAAAGCCCATTCTACACAGTCAAGCTGCTCAAAAACAAGGTTGTGAAGTGCGCAGACGATAACAAGGATGGCATAGCCGTGACGGCGGTAGATAACCTGCCCGACGCGATAGCCAAGAGCGCAAGCATGGGCTTCTCTTCCGAACTAGAAAAGGTTATCATAGAACATCTTATCCCCAATGGTATAGATGACGAGATGATAGCAAGGGCTACAATCGTCAAGGATGGAGAGATAACGGAAAGATACAGCTATCTGAATGACTTTGTGAACGAGAAATGACGAAAAGACCAAGCGACAACGTGATATGCACGTGCTATAAGAAGAAAGCGTGCAATATGACAGCGACTGCGGAAACGTTGGGCGTGTCGAGGTCGCAGCTGTACCAATGGTACACGAAAAGCCCGAAGCTGAAAGCAGAGATGGATAACGTCAAAGAGTCTCTGCTTGACTTCGCCGAGTCTAAGCTAGCCGAGCTGATTGCGCAAGGTGATAAGACTGCGATAATCTTCTTTCTGAAATGTCAGGGAAAGAAACGCGGTTACATTGAGCGACAGGAGACAGAGATAACGGTTAATCCGTTTCAAGAGTTAATGAAATCGCTGCCCGATGAATAGTAAGAACTATAACACGGAAGAAGAAAAGCAAAGATACTTCTTCAAGAAATGGAGGGCAGATTGGAACACCTTTGTTTCCGATGTACTGAAAGCCAATCTTGATAAAGAGCAGCAGGCAATCATTCGTGCAGTCCAGTATGAGCCAATGGTTGCCGTTGCGAGTGGCACAGCACGAGGAAAGGATTTCGTTGCAGCCTGCGCGTCGCTATGCTTTATGTATCTCACGCCGAGATGGAACGCAAAGGGCGAATTGGTGAAGAATACGAAGATAGCATTGACGGCACCGAGCTCGAGACAGGTGGAAAATATTATGACACCTGAAGTGCGCAGGCTATTCCGTAACGCACAATTCCTGCCGGGCAGGCTTGTCGCCGATGACATTCGTACCGATTACGAAGAATGGTTCTTGACGGGCTTTAAGGCGGCAGATGACAACACTGAAGCTTGGTCGGGCTTTCATGCGGTGAATACGATGTTCGTAGTGACCGAGGCTTCGGGTATATCAGAAAACGTGTATGCCGCCATCGAGGGTAACCTGCAAGGCAACTCGCGACTACTATTAGTGTTCAACCCGAACATTACCACAGGCTACGCTGCAAGGGCGATGAAATCCGAGCGTTTCAAGAAGTTTAGGCTTAACTCGCTCAATGCGGAAAACGTCAGGAAGAAAGCCGACATTATTCCAGGACAGGTAAACTACGAATGGGTCAAGGATAAGGTTGAAACGTGGTGTACGCCTATCACCAAAGACGATTTTAACGCAGATATGGGTGACTTCCGATGGGAGAGAAAAATCTACAGACCGAATGACTTGTTTAGGGTCAAGGTGTTAGGTATGTTCCCACGTGTGCAGGAAGATGTGCTTATACCATACGAATGGATAGAGCAGGCAAACCGACGTTGGCGCGAGATGAAAGAAGATAACTACGTACCAACGGGCAATGCTAGGATAGGCGTGGATGTGGCTGGCATGGGATGCGATAGCTCTGTCTTGTGCAAGCGTTACGATGATTATGTGGAGTCTTTTCAAACGCACCAGTCGGGCGGCAAGGCAGACCATATGCACGTTGTAGGCATGATAACAAAGGCTCTAAAGACGAAAGATGATGCGGCATTCATTGACACCATCGGCGAGGGCGCACCAGTTCTCTCGCGTCTAAACGAGTTGGGCCATACCAACTGTGTGTCCTGCAAATTCTCGGAAAGTGCAAAGAACTTGCATGATGAAAGCGGAGAATATGAGTTCGCCAACATGAAAGCCTATCTCTATTGGGCTGTGCGTGATTGGCTAGACCCGAAGAATGGTCACAAACCTGCTCTCCCCCCCGATGATATACTTGCCGAGGATTGTACTGAGACGCATTGGTCGCTGACAAGTACTGGCAAGATTGCCATTGAGAAAAAGGATGACTTTCGTCAACGTGTCAAGCGAAGTCCTGATAAGCTGGACTCCCTCGCCAACACGTTCTATCCTAGGTATGGCGAGGATGTCAGCGATGATGAACTATTTGAAGATTTCTTATAATCTTAGGTGTACATACGCAGTTTGATTTTTGCACTCTTGTGGTGTCGTAAGTCGTGAGCTTTGCGACACCATTTTTAATGCAAAGTGGTGTTAAATGCCTAAAATACAAGGTGTTGCATAGGAATAAGCACAAGAATACACCTACCTTTGCACTATATAAAATGTATCACAAACCATTAAAACTATGTACAGATTACAACATTCAGACTACGATACGAAACTTATCGCGTGCGACAAAGCTGTCGCAAAACAAATCATGCGCAATTTCCTATCAGAAAATGGGTTGCACATCGTGCTGCCTGCTACTAGTACTGATGTCGAAGGAAAGGACACCATCAACCCCTCCATTGCCAAGTGTAACTACTTGTATGACAATGGTCAAGATTTCCGTGGCGTGATGTATTACAACAAAAAGACTTGTCAAGTGGTTACCTGCCACAGAATTAATACCGACACGAAAGTCGTCGGTGATGACGAGTTTATGCCAACACTTATGGGTTACTTGCGGAAATACAAAGGAATGTTAAACAATTAATTTTCAAAGACTTACAAAGGCATATAAAATAGGCACATTGTACCTTTGCATTGTAAACGTTGATAAACAAAAAATAAAACTATGAAACTAAGAAATTTTATCCAACTGATGCCTCTGTCTGAGGCTGGAATTGTAACCAGTGAAAACCTCCTCACATGGGAAGGATTGCGTGCAAAGAAATTTGATAGTGCTTCATACTATCTAAGTCACAAAAACCTAAAACAGAACGCCCACTATGGATGGGTGCTTCTTGGAGAAAAATGGCGTGAAGAACTCTCTGCTGAAGAAAACGAAAACACCCCAGACCCAGATTGCATAATGGTGGACATCACCACGGAAGAAGATGATGAACTTTGGTTCTTACTGTGGAAAATCGACGATATAGAATGAAACAAAAGACCAACGGCACAAAGAACCGCCTTTCTCGCCTCGGTGAGTTTACGAGGGTGCTGACAAAACGTTTGGCTTAATTTTCGGTGTGAGACCCTTTGAAAATGTGCCGTGGAGCAATCCTAAATTTGAAAGAGGTCTGCGGAGTCATCCGTTAACTGGCGGTGCGACACTCCTTAATGCTAGTCGAGCAGAGACGATAAAACTTCGCCATGCGCCCAACAGGAATTTGGGCAACCCAGCGTCTTGGGAAACAGACGGCGATACTCTCTCGCGAACAGGGGCGGCTGTGTTAACGGCAGGACGGACAAACTTTTAACAAACCAAAGTCAAACAATATGGAACAGAAATTTAATTTAAAGAAACGCATCGTGGATGCAATCAAGGTTGGAAAGAATGACACTCGGACAATCATGGACTATTTGGAAGAAGAATGTGGTCATTGCGAGGCATGGCCTAACTACACTGAGTTTTGCAAGGCTATCGCCCAACTGCTAAGTGAGGGCGTGATAGTATTCACAAGCGGTGCTTACGATGACGATTATTATGTTCTAGCATAAACGAAGGACTATGAAAAAGCGAGTATATCAAGACGTGATAGCAGGACTTGACGTTATCATTGACGAGTTCAAAAAGACAGGACAGTTCACCTACGACGAGACGAACTGGCACAAGGATGTTGACTTGGACGAAATCGAGGTGCTGGAGTGGGCGAGGAACTTCCTCTTCAACACCATCGAGACCGCCGAAGGCACAGGATATGAGGAACGCCTCTCCATCAGCAAGGAGATGGACGAGTGCGTGAGCGACTTCATGGAAACAATATCAGAAGTGAAACTTTAAACCATAAGATTATGAAAATAGTAGTATTAGACAGCAAAAACGCAAAGGTGATATACCTTGATGTTGAAGATGGGATGATTGACGGTTACGTTGACGAGTGGCTTGAACAGCACGGCTATGACATTGGCCATTTGGAATGGTTCGCCACAAAGAAGCAAAGTGCAATACACGTTGAGTTCCACCGCTACGCAATCCATAAAGGCGATGGCAAAGAAGTACATGAGACTTGCAAGGAAAAGTTGCGTTTCGGCTCTCCATTCTACCGTGAGCAAGACTTGAAGATACGAGAGCGTGAGGAATGCGCAGACGCTTTGGAAAGGCGCGGCGAGTTCGTGGATGAGGGCTTCGAGAAACACTTTGAAGCTGACAAGCCAATCGTTGCTGGCTACCTCTATGACGAGCCTTGTGACATAGTTGTGAACGCTGTGAGATTTAAAGACGACCTTATTACCATTATCGGCTATGACAAAAACGACCCGTCAACGGAGCAGGAAATAGGCGCAGGTGAGCTGTTCGCAGGGCAGTTGAACGAAATAACGGAAAGAATATGAAAGAATGGAAAGAGGATGCTTTCGACTACCTTTGCCGAGAAACAGGCGAGTCGTTCCAAAGGATAGCGGATTTCATTGACTGTTATTGGCAAAATCAATTGAGCAACGAAGAGAACCGCGCGTTGTTTTATGACAAGGTTAAATTTTGTGAGATATGAACATATTCATCAATTTTGAGACAGGCGAAGGCGTGATGATGTTCTTCGAGAACAAGGTACTCTCACCTACGACGGTGGAGCGATGGGCAAAACTCAACTGGCCCGACGTGTTGGAAGCCTACGAAGTGAAGGACGAGGAACTGCAATATTACCTCTATGAGCCAATGTGGATGACGGATGCAAAGGTCGATAAACTCTTGAAACAATTACAGGAGTACGAAGCAAAGTTAAATTCAAATCAAAAAACAACTTTATTATGACAGCAGAAGAAGTATTGCAAGAAATCATGGAGTGGGTTGAAAGTTCCCACGCCTTCCTATCCACGAGAACGGACTATGGTCGTGGCTACAAGGATGGTATAACAAGAGCGAAGGAAATAATAGAGGAATTGATGGAAGCATGGGAAGAAAAAAGAAATACATACCGCATGAATGGACGATAGCTGACCTAGAATTTCTGTTCAGCAACTATCGGACGATGACCAATAGGGGGCTGGCGAGGGCCTTAAAACGACCTGTCACGGCTATCTTGTTAGCTATGAAGAAATGGGGGCTAAGGGAAATTAGCTGCGACCGTCGCAATAAGTCGCGCCGAGCATTGGTGTTCAAGATGATGCGCGACCCAGAAGCAACCATCTCCGAGATACAAGATAAGACTGGATTGTCACTCATCACTATTAGACTGGTGTCGTTCAAGATGGTGCCAGATGATGAAGTCCGGCGAAAGCGTAAAATCATCCGCCACTTGATGTGGGAGCAAACGTCCGAAAAGCAAAAGGCGCGACAGATACAACGTATCTATGAAAAACGCGAGGAATATCGCGAATGGAAACGTGCCTTAGATGAGAAATGGAAACGGACGGTTGAAGAAAAGAAAAACAAAGAATTCTCCAAGAATAAAAATAGCGAAAACCTTGCGGATGGGGGAGTGTGACCATACCTTTGCAAATATAAACATAAACCATTAAACATCAAAGAATTATGAAAAGATTTAGCAAAGTAAAAATGTATGTGATTGTTGCATTGGTAGTCATGCCGTGCGTGTTGGTACTGTCAGAAAAGATAACAGTGGAACTGATTGGCATAGCCTACACCTTGTCTCTGATA